ATAATTAAATCACCAGAAAATTCTTCGAAATCAGTTGGTTTAATGGTACATCGACGTGTTTGAACACTATCTGGATGCATCATGGACTCAACGGTCCAAGTTCCATTATCACCTGGTTTGCCAAGGGCATGTTTGTTCACAATACAAAATGAACTACATACTCCTAAAGCATGGTTTTCAGTGGTGTGCATTCCGTGAATACGGAGAAATCTAACATTTTTATAAATGCGATTTTGCACTTCTATTGGCTTATCAGTAGATCTTACTCCTGATTTGCCTATGACTTCTATAGGTACATATTCTTTATCCCAGTCCACTGCATTCTCGGGACGGGGTACCTTTCTCGGGCGCTGACAATTAAGTTTCTTTTGCATTTTTGCAAGATATTCCTTAGTTGTTTCCTCATCGGAAAAGTCACCGGAGGACATCACCACATCTCCTTCAAGATTTACCTCGTCAGGAGATAATACTGAAGTGAAATATTTAGTCGTTTTATAAGCTGCATAAACTATGCCAATCATGGTGGCAAATTCAGCAATCGTGAACGACATCCGAGAGAGCAATGGTGTTCTGAAACCAATAGACTCTGCTCGGTGAAATCTGTATGTTAAATACCTTTTCAATACGCCAAACTTTGAAGTTGGAATAGCGCATTTGACAATAGGAATTTCAATGCAATACAATGCTAATGAATAAAGTATATAATCTACAGTATTCCAAAATGGGGAATTCTTCAAGAACGTAATTATCCAATAGCAATGTTCCATATTGTAAGTAACAAGTGGAATACTACAGAAACATACAAAATACGAAATCATCCATGGGCTAGTGCAGATAAACACATAATACATAAATTGTGCTATTACATATTGTAATACTGCTAATAGCCACCTGAGAATTATTTCCCAGGGTTGTCTAAAAATTGATAGAGAAGTTTCTCTAACAAGTGGAAAGACTTGTTCGACGTGACTTTGAGTCACATTTTCATTCCATTGAGCTTCGAACTCGGAATCGAACGACACGTCAGATTCATCATCTTCAGGGACAGATTCAGCTGCTAAGCTTTTCTGTTCGAAGTCCTCATCCATATAGGTTGAGATATCTTCAGCGATAGCTTTATCAGCTGAAGCTTGTTTCTTAACGTGATCTTTGATTAGCTTGGTCATAAGACTAGTGTACTCAAAGATATCAATATCTTTAGCTAAATATTTTCTAGTAGACATTGTATTTGACTCTGGAATTTCTCGAAATACATCAATTTTCCAGATGTCACGTTTGTGCTTAGGTGGATTCATTTTCACCTTATCAGTATCTAACTGACATGCACCGGCTTGTCTGTATTCTTTCTTAACAGACGGAACCACATATATAAATCTTCGCTTAATAGCGGCCGGGTTATTCTTCAACTCGGATAGATTCATATCTGAAACGTTAGTATCAATCAAGATCAATTCAGGAGAAGCAAAAACTTTTCCTTTTGATTCAAGATCAGCCATATTACAAGAATACGGTAAAGAGTCGCAAACGGAAAGTAATTCGTCTACAACTTGATCGCCTTGGTTCTTAACAATATTCTTATGTTTGGAACCTACTTCTGAATAATGAATAATTGGTTGGGATTTGGGTTCATAACCAGACCAATATTCTTCAGTTGCTTGGCGAGCGTAGATACAGGAGGGATCAAAGTCCCTACCCATAACTTTTTCGTGTAATTCTGCTGTATGCAGTAAAAACACCGACTTTCCAGTTCCGGGTGGTCCAGAAACCTGGATAGCCATAGGCATACGTCGAAGGGCAGAATCAAGTGTGCCGTTAAGGCCGTACACAATTGACTGTAATACGTTTCTTCTAAGACGTAATTCTGGGCGACGAGAATCTCCTTCTGGTAGGAGAGAGATTAAGCTATTAGCTTCTGCAATCTCATCGACTAAGTTACCATAATAAGTACGAGCACTAATTTTGCCTTCAACTGGAAGGGCAATATAAGTGTTGTTTTGCTCGACTTCTAGGTCCTTAGATTTTGTGATCCAATTTTTGATCTTCATATCAAGAGCAAAAACTTCGTCGAGTGTCTTATTTTCATACCAAAATTTGGTAATGAAGTTAGAAATACTATAGGTAGTTTCTAAGACAGCATCGACTAATTCAACATAAGAAATTTTTCTAATGCGAATAGGACCAGAAAATTTGGTAATAAGTTTAAAGACATTTGAATCTCTAAAAAATGTTTTACTACCATCCTCATGTGTGACATCATACATGAAGGATCCACAAAATAACATAATTGTGGTTAGCAAATCTCTAAGAGAGGTTGCTACGGAAGAATTCATGTAAGTTTTAAATTTACGATGAAATTCTTTAACGTTACTCTGAGTGCTAATAGGCAATGAAGCCACAAAAGCGGACAGAGTGCGCTGCAAAAATTTTTGTACAAAAATTGTAGTTTGTAGCGTCTTATTTAAACCGTAATTATTCATGAAATCGAGGGCAATAACGCCCAAATCCTTCCAATCAGTAATTCGATTTAACCTAAAAAAGAAGGTGAAGATAGAGATAGCTTGAGAGATATTCTCTTCTTTAATTCCTGCTCTTGTTAGGGTTGCATACATAGTTGCAAGGTCGGGAACATTGTTCACGACGGTAGACAGTTGTCGCATGTCTAGGCCAAAATTAAAAGATTCCATTTTGTGTTATACAGGTGGACATGAAGTTAGATTACCAGATCACTTCCAAAGTGAAATGGGTCTATACTTCCTACGTTGGGGCCTACCAATCCATAGCCACAGTAATACATATGATGTACATTAACGGAGTTACTTTTACTCATGTAATTTTCCGGTGTTTGACAAATATGATCAAGGCGCCGCGTGTTCTTGGGGTACGCGAACCGTTGTGGGACATAAAATCAACGCACGGGGATCTTGACAAGTAAATTTTCACTCATGCTCGGGGCTTACAAGCCACTGGGAGAGTTAAAAGGTACGGGTATTACCACGTAGTTGGAGTTTGTTCGTCTTCTCTGACTAATTGCGAATCGTCGTAGATTTTCTCTAGTTAATAAAAGCTGGAGGACAGTACCAGCAAATAAAACGCAATAGAAAAATGGGATTTGGTGAGTTGACTCTCATAATTTTTAAAGACTGAGTTGTCATTCTCGACACATAAAAAGGGGACCTCATTAAGAGACTAGGTCTCAAGGATCTGACCCAATTCAGGTCAAGAACTGCTATTATTACAAGCAAAGGGGTTAGATATTTATAATGGTCTTCGCAGACCAATAGCGCAGGTATCGGTGCGCGCCGAAGTAAAAATCAGTTTGTAGCAAGTGAATAGAGGTTAGCATAAAATCATTTATCAGCTAAGCATTCACATAAAAACAGTTACATATATTAAACAATTAATTACAGTATGAGATATTGGTAAAATAAACAATATCAACATAGCATAAAGTAATATATAATAAGCGAGATTATTTAAGGTGCAACAGTTAGTGATAACTAATGGTACACTTACCAATAAATTGACGGGGGAATATACCCCCG